ACATCTTTGGCTCCGTGGAATCCTATTTTAAATAAGTTATTACCGTCTACTAATAGTGTCTTAATCACATTTGTGATTTAAAGGGTGAAACAATATATTAATCCTCTTTTTCTTCTTTTAATTCAAAATCAATTGAATTAACTCCAAGAATATCTTTCCAATATTCTGCATATTCTTTCTTGTAGTTTTCAATCGAAGCTTTCTCTTCAGACGCTTCTTTACCCGCCAAGAATCCGTGTGGTGTCACAATAATCTTTCCGTCCTCATAACCCAAACCATTGATGTGGTTTTTCATTACAGATACTTTTGTTCTGATTGCAAACTTAACACTTCTTTTGTCTTTTGTTGCGGTAATCTTGTTTGTTCCCGCACCTTTTTGATTACCAAATAAGAACACCAAAGATGAGTTTAACCAAATAGCCTCACCACCTTTAGCTTTAATTTTTGGTTGACCAAATGGATTGTCAGGTAATTCAACCCAAGGTTGATTAACAATAACTAATGTGTTTTCGTATTTTGAATCAGATTTACGTGAACCTGAAATACGTTGGTTGATACCCATACCTATCTTATCTGCTAATACAGATGCATTGTGTTGTTTACCACCTTTACCATCAAATGTCATCTTACAAGGAACTGAACCAACTGAATCCCACAAGAATAATAAACTGTAATCCAATTCACCTTTTTCTTGTGCATCTAACAAACTATTAATGTAGTCAGTAATTTGTTCAATGTAATCAAAATCATTGTTAAAGATGTAAAAACCATCCCAATCAATTTCACCTGTTTCAGTATCAACAACCTCATCACATTCAAAACCCATAAGTTTTGCGTGTTCAAAAGACCATTTCTGTTCTGTAATAATGAATACAGGTAGAATACCTTTCTTTTGAGCATCAACGGCAGCTTTAACCAACGCAGTTGTTTTACCTGTGTCAGAGTGACCCAAGAACATATTTAAGTGCCCAATCGCAGGACCTGGTAGTCCAACAGCGTCCAAGAAGTCAGGACCTAAATCAAAAAATCTTTGTGGTTTGTATTTAGCCGAAGTAGAGAATTTTTTCTTTACCGCACTAAAATCGTTCTTTTTAATTGCCATAATGTCTTGAATAAAATTCTTTTAGGGTTACAAGTTTATCCGAAGCGTTTGCAAGTTTTTCAACAAAATTATCCATTTCTTCCAAGTGTTGAGGGTGTTCCCCAATTCCTACCGCGTTCTCCATATAAACCATTAATGTTGCCTCAGCTTCAGCAACTTCACTCTCGTATTTCAATACAAGAGATTCAAACATTCTTTTTCCTATTCTATTTTCCATGTGTTTTTTTTATAAAAGAAAAGAGCTTGGACACTACGTCTAAGTAAATGTCCAAGCTCAGTTTAATTAGAATGGTAGTTCAGAGTCAACCTCGTCGTTAGCCTGTGGGTCAACGATTGGTGCAGATTTACCACCACCGATTGATGTTGTAGATTCTGTATCGTTCAAGTATACATAACCACCTTTTTCACTATCCCATTTTGGAGTTTCTCCACGAGCAATTGCTTCAAGATAGTCAACAGGTTTTTTGGAATATACGTCCATCCAAGTCATTTCGTCATTAATCCAAGCATCACCTTGAGCTTTGTCTTCATGAACAGGAGCTGGGTCATCGTACATGATTGTAGAAATACTTGTGTATTCTTTACCTGCTGGTGTTTTAGATTTTGTCAATTCGATAACAAGGTCACGTCCTTTTTCAGGGTCAGTGATATCACCTTTGTTTCTCCAAATTGGAATGATTTTATCCAAGATACCGTCATTCTTATAGTTGTGTTTAAATCTCCAAAATTTAACACCATCTTCTTCGTGGTCACGGTCAATAACCTTAACGATGTAGAATTTACGAGATTTGTATTGTTTTGCCAATTCTTTGTCTGACTCTTTACCCGTAGACATCAACTCCTCGTAAACCTCATTCAAAGGTGAACGCTCGTTGTCATTTTTTCCTGGGTCATAGAATTTGTTCCACTGACCACCAACTTGAATTTCGTGGTACCATGCTTCTTTGAATGGTGAAGAACCATCTGGTGTTGGTAGGATACGTACTCTACGTTGTCCTGATTTTTCCTTGTCGGAAAGAATACAAGCGAAATACTTTTTCATTCTTTCGTCTTGTGACATTTTACTTTGGGCCCCGCCCCCTTGTTGTGCTTTTTCGTACTGTGCCAATACGGCGTCTAATGAACTCATCATGTTTTTTATATATTTAAGTTTAATTTGTTCTACAAATATAGTCTAGTTTTACCACTTTGTCAAATAAAAAAAGGTCACCTTTTGAGTGACCTTACATTTTATTGTTGTGTTTGTTATTTGTATTTGAACTCGTCCTCAAATCCATTTGATTTGTTTTGGAAAGAATTCTTAATATCATTAACATTGATGTCAGTCACGTCATCAGGTGTTAAAACATAATCATTTTTTCCTGTCTTTTCCATCTCTTCCGATTTATCATCGAAAAATTGTGATAATTTTTGATTGAATGGGTATGAATCATAGCTTCTTAACTCCAATTTTTCTTGTGGAGTTTTTTCTCTGTATTTCTCAATTTTGTTTTCAAGAGCATTTAACTTGTTCATGATTGCATCCATCTCACCTAATCTTGATTCCAATTTACCTAATTGTCCAAACAAGTTTTCAAAGTATTCATCTTGTTTTGATTGAGTATCTTTTTGAGCGGTAACCAATTCAGTAATATCAAGTTCTTCACTATCAACACCTTCATCTGCACCTTTTTCCATTGAATCTCCCTCATCGTCAATTTTTTCAACATCAGGGTCGCTCTCAACGTCAATAGGTTCTGCTGCTCCTGCTTCAGGTGCTGGTGCTTCGCCACCTGGAGGTGGTGGAGGAACCGCTCCCGCATCAGCAGGTGGTGGTGGAGGTGCCGCTCCCGCATCGGGTGCCAACGCCGCTAAATCATCAGGTGCTGGTTCAGCCGCTTGCTCCAAGATATATTTATTTATACTTCTATATCTTTCGATTTCACTTAATATTTTTCTGTCTATACTCATTGTATTAGCCGTTTAATAATTGTTTTATACCTTTAGATGTTTCAACTCTAACTTTTCTGTTGGCGGTTGTTTGGTGTCCAGCTCTTTCAATAAGACCATCTCTTTCTCTTACAGTATAACAATCTCCTGTATCTAAGTCACAAACTTGTTTAGTTCCGTCACCGTTATCTTCTTGAGAAAATCTTGTAGATTTACCAAGGTAGTTGTCTAATGCTGATTTAATATCCATAATTATGTTTCTATATAAATATATCGTTATTTGTTAAATTTATGGTATGATGATTACATTGGAGAACCATTGAGTGACTGACTGAGTTGGAGGAGTCGTTGGTGTTATAGTGTTTGCTAATATTTTAATTTTGTAATTAATTACACAATCTGTTGGTATTGTTCCTCCATTATTATTAATTTCATAAATAACCCCACCATCTTCAATATAAAATTCAGTGAATGTACTATTAGTATATGCATCCATTAAATTAACAACTCCTTGACTAATAACAGTTTGAACTGTCGTATTGTTTGATGAAACAGTTGTTTGAACCACTTCATAACTTAAGTATGGTGATAATGGGTCACTTAATATTTCCCAATCATTGATTAATGGTGTATTAATTCCAATCTTAGTATAACCAGGAGTATAGATAGTATTAACCTCAGTAATACCTGTCATAGTTACAGGTCCTGTTTGTTGTGGTTGTGTATTACTATTTGGTAATACATTTGGCGCTACTGTTGGTGGTGCCGCAGATGTTTGTAATGGATTATATGTAAACGTTGTTGTACTTGAACCATCACCATATACACTCTTAACAGTTATTACATTGTTTTGAGGTACTGTTGTATTACTAAACGGAACAATAACAACGACATTAGTTTCACTATTAATAGTAATTCCTGTAATTACTGTAATACCGTTTATTGTAATGCCAGTTACTGAACCTAAGTCATTACCAATAATGTTAACTATTGTACCCTTAACACCAATTGACGGAGTGAACGAAGTGATTGATGGTGGTAAACATATTGGCGGTGGAAGTGTTGTTGTATTCAAATTATTGGTTGCACCTGCACCTACATTGGCAATTTGTTGTTCTTGAGCTTTATTAGCAGCTTTAACATCAGAATTCGCATCACCACTTAATTGAGCCTTGTTAGCGGATTTTAATCCTTTTATAACGGTTTCTTTTAATGTTTTAAATTCATCTTGATTTTCATCAAAATACTTTGGTGATATGTTAGGATTCTCACTTGTTGCTGGTGTCCAATAACAAGCGTAATATTTTGGTACACCTAATGGTGCGTTTCCATTTTCACCAAATAAAATACGGTTAACATTTGGTCCCAATCTTGCAATCATAAAATCAAGGAATGTGTCAAGGTTAGCAAAGTTAGCGATTGGTGTGGACGATTTTGTGTTATCATATGACCCATTTGCATTTGAGATAGAAACACACGACGCCTGTTTTTGTATAAAATAATTTCTCCCAACCGTACCCCAATACACACTTAATTCAGCATTTACAAAGTTATTATTATAACCATAGAACTTATCGGTATTAAACGTTTTAATATAACACATTAAATAAATAATGATTTGCAAGTTGACATCGTTAGTTTTTGCAATAATCGCATCGGCTAATTGTTTTTCTGTTAATCCAGTTGTTGCGGATTCAACAAAATCACCCCAAGTAACGTAGTTAGTGTCTAAAGATAATGTACAACTATTTGATGCCGCTGCTGCATTATCTCCAGCTTGTTGTAATTGAGCGGTTTTATTAATATTAGTTTCAGGTTTAACAGGTATATTTTCTTTTTTCTTTAATATAGCACTCTCAATCTGAGTTAATAAATTTTGATTTAAACTTTGTAATAAATTATCAATAGATGGTAAATCGTAAATACCTTGTCTAATTCCCGTAAAGTTTGTTTGGAATTGACCTGGTTGAATTGTGTGATTAACCTCAGTTATTAAGTAAGGCCCATTAAACATTGGGACGTGTCTTAAATTAAAGTACATCGTTGGTTGTAATAAGGCATTACCCAAACAAACAACTTGACATTGATAACTTCTTTTTTTGTATAGGTTATATAACCCTACGTTTTGTGTTGCAACATTTTTACCATTTGCTTGGTCAACCATATTAATTTGAGTTTGTATCGATTCTGAAGTTGCTTTACCACTATCCATAGAAACATCAAACGAATAGAAAATATTTTGATTTCTTGTTCCAATATCAACATTAAAACCAACACACTTATTTGAAAGAGCCCAATCTTGTTTACCAATCTGATTTTCAATTAATGGGTTTTCAGAAGCTCGTCGTAACTCAAACGAATCATCCCTAAATCTTGAATTACCCTTTGGTAAATCTAACTGAGCGGATGGTAATCCTGCATAGAAACAAACTACTTTTGGACTTGATTTCCTATAGTCAACATCCAAGAATGTCCCCCACATGTTGTCAGCAAACTCTAAAGAACCTTCCGCACTTTGTGAAAGAGTTGTCCCATCAGCATCTTGTACATTATAAAAATTAACGTAAGCTGGTAATGGCATTACATTAAACTTATTTTTAATTAAGATTCCACTTAAGAATGTGAAGACACTCATTTCCATATTGAATGATGATTCTTCAAAAGTTTTAGTACCTAACAGTGTATCTTTCAGTGAGAATATATCAACTAATAAAGTGTCTCCAATATTTCTTGACGCTCTATCTAAAAATAAGAAATCTTCAAATAATGTTTTATTTGAAAAGTCTCCACCAGCAATCCACTTATCATTAAGGGCTTTAAACACTTCATAGTTTTCAACTTTAGATTGTTGTCCATCTATAACACTTTGTATTTTTTTCTCAGGTAATTCTTGTTGATTAGGTAATGCAAGTCTAACTCCTGTTAAAATTTGATTTAAAAATAAATTTTGTATTGCAGTCGTACCATCTAAATAAAGTTGTAATCTTGATTTGAATTCAACACTTGTTAATGTTGGTGTAAGAAGTTTTTGTGTCGCATATTGTTTAATTAATTGTGAACATAAAACAATATTATCAACGGTAAAATCAATATTATTATCAATAAAGAAATCCGTAATATAAGAACCTTGATTGGTGTATGTTAAGTTTTGAATTGTTGAGAATCCGATTTCTGTTTCTAACGCTAACCACTGAGCAGGATATTGAGCCTTAGATTGTGCCAAGGTTATACCACCAAAATCTGAAGGTAATGTGTTATCAATATACGTACCAAAATTAATTGGGTCTGTCACGACATTTGGTCCGTTGTTGGAAGCGATGAACGAATCAACAACTCTTCTTTTGTAATTGGCTGGGTTCCCATATTTTAACATTACATCATATTCTAAAAACGATTTAATTGTATTTGAGAATGACGCTAATTGTGTATTACCAAGTGTGTTAAAATATTCTGAAGTTGATGTTTCCGTACTAGAGTTTACGGTCATTAAATTTCTAAACAAATATTGGAAGTTTCTGTATAATGCGGTATTGTCAACTGGTGATTCACCAATAGGTACAACAACTTGAGGACCCAAATCAATATCCGCAATTGGTTTAGAGAAATTCAAAAACTCCTGTTCAAACTTATCTAAAATACTTTTATCAAACACTGAGAATATTTCTTCAATGTTAGAATATTCATCAGTAATTAATAATTTAAATGATGATTGTTTTTCATTACCTGTTAAAATTTTGTTAACATATTTTTCAGGATTTGGTTTTACAATTTGTGTGTTATTAAAATAACCATAATTTGGTGCCGACCATAACATTCTAACAGAACCATTATAGATTGAAGGGTTATTTAAGAACGGAACAATCTGAACATTATTCTGTAATAACTCAACATTTACTTGGTTGATTGGAGAACCAAATGAAGGGACAATAAAATATTTATTACTAGTTGTATTTCGATTTGGTCTACAATTACTTGCCAAATTATCCAAATCCATTACGGTGTCAGGTAAAACGACAGACCAAGTCTCAATAGTAGATATTTTTGGAAATCCACTAATAAGGTCAACAACAGAACCACTTGGGTTAATATTTGATTCTTTGAAATTATATATTTTCATACCTCCACCAATACTTGTTTGAATCTCAGCGTCAGTATAATCTTTATATAAATCATAACCATTATAAAATACATTAAAGTCATTAATCACTTTAGGATAAAATCCTGTTTGTATTTTTGGAGTATTAATTGATGTTGTATTTTGTAGTGTAATTTCTTTAACACCATCAAACTCAAACTTATATGTTTTTGTATCAGAACTAGTAATTGGGTCAAAGTTACCTTTATAATCGAAATTAGTCCACGCACTATCTAAGAAATCTATACCAGTTGTTTTAAATGTTTTGTATCTATACCAAATAGAACCCATCTTTAAAACCCAAGCATATGGCATTTTGTGAATTGCACCAAACTTTTTAAAACAAGACGCAATATAATCTAAGTCGTTTGACGCACCAAGTGTTTTATATTTTTCTTTTAAAGACGCTAATGGTAAGGAATTAATAAATAAATAAGCGGCTTGAACATATGGGTACTTATCTTTCTTTCTCCAATTTAACACACCATTTTGAATTGCATTCACCATGTATGGTGTATTCAACATAGTTGTTGTTGTTTCGGTCGTAATATTATTTATCTGTCTTGTATGATAAACATATCCCTCAGTTGGTATAAAATTGTCAGGATTTTTTCTTGTATCTAAAAATACGGTTAAATTAGTTGAAATTATTTCCTGTGTTGGGTCTGTAACAGTTAAATAAGAAAAATTGGTTACAGGTCTATTTGTAGTATAGTTATATACACTATCAAAATTTGAAATTACGTTTCTTTCTTTGAAGACTTTTAATACTTGTGTTGTATTATAAACCGAAGTATTTGCGTTAGTACTACTTTGAGCCATATTATTAGAAACCCAAGTAGGATTTGTAAATGGATATGTATCAATAATTAGTGGGTCATTTGACGCATTTTTAACCAATTGTTCTAACGCTTCATATTTTGCAGGATTTTGAGGTTCTTTACCTAAATCATTTGTTGTAAGAATATTAAACGAGTTCTCAGTTAAATTTCTAATATAAGGTGTTACGTAGAAATCTCGTATGAATTCTTGGTAAGCCCTACCTGTACCTTGGTTAGAAAAATTAGATAAAGTCTGTTGGTAATTTTCCGCAGTAATATTATAATTCTTAAGTTTTAAGGTTAAGAAGGGCGAACTAACACCTAAACTTGTCACAATATTACTTGTTTCAGAACCTAATATCAATTCGGTTAATTGACTTAACTGATTTGCATTGGCTCGGATATATCCAGAATAATTTGATGTTAGAAATTGTCGTTCCCAAATCTCATAGAAAAACTTAACCTCTTCTTTATTGGCGTATGCAATACCGTTTGACGGATATTCAATTGCATTGATATTAGTAATGTTTGTTGTTGCTTGACTATCTGTTGGTACTTGAGCAATTGGAGGATTAAATCTTTGAGTTATACCTCTCATGTATTCTTCAACAAACTCAACTTCGGGCCATTTGTCATATAAATAACCTTTAGTTATATCAACAACTGAAGGGTCAGCAATGTAACGTAATTGAAAACGTCCCTTTTTATCATCAGGTGTTTCAA